ACCATTTCATGAATATTGTCCTCGATAAAGAAGGCGCGGAATTCCCATTTTGTTTCTACGTGAATGCAGTTGGCGTTCAGGTATTTTTCAGCCAGGGCGTTAACTTGGCGATCTTCAATCTCTTGCTCGTCGTAATAGGCTGGGTATTCGTCGTGGAAGCGATACATATTATTCCCCTCTGGCTGCTAATTCAGCGTTGATACGCTTCATGCACAATTCATGGCGCTGCTCATTCTCTAAATGACGGTCACAAGGATGGTTAACTGAAGCCGTTGCCGAATTAATGGCAATCAATGCCATCCACATAATTAAGGCTGCTGCGAAAAAGCCAAAACATAACAACGCTGGAATGCTGTTTTTATTATCCATTTTGATGCTCCTTGTTATTGGTTATGTAATCATTATCGGTTACACAATTAACTTTGTAAAGCACATTATGATAAATTTAGGTAAATATTTTTCTTGTTGCACAATTAACTTTGTGGTAAAGTGGTCGTTAAATAAGAAGTGTAATCAGCAAGGAGTTAATTAATGCTTTCAAATGAAACAAAGGAACAACGATTTAAGCGCGTCAACAAGATCAAGACGTGGGGATTTGATGCCAATGAAGATGAGCGCAGCGAGCTAGGAAAACTGGTTTTAAAGTCTGGAATTACAAAGAAAAAAGCTGTTTTAAAAGCAATGCGAGCCGCTTATTCAGAACAAAATAAGGAAGAAGAAAATGCTTCAGTATGAAGAATTCTTAAAGTCAAAAGTAAGAACCGACCCGGCAACAGGGTTAAATGCAGTTGGCGACTTAAACCCTATGCTGTTTCCTCAGCAGCGCGACATTGTTAATTGGGCATTGCGCCGTGGGCGTGCTGCTATATGGGCAGACTGCGGAATGGGGAAAGGCCCTATGGCTCTTGAGTATGCAAGCAACGTACCTGGCGAAGTATTAATTGTTGCGCCTTTAGCTGTTAGCCAGCAATTTAAACGCGAATCTGAAAAGTTTGGGATTGAAGTCGGGCTTGCTAAACGTCACGGCGATATATCCAAACGAATCACGGTTACAAATTACGAAAGCCTGCACAATTTTAATATTGAAGGATTCAATGGAATTGTTTTGGATGAAAGCAGCATTTTGAAATCTGTTTCAGGCAAAACCCGCACTGAATTAATTGAGCGATGCAAAGACATCCCATTTAGATTGTGCTGTACGGCTACCCCTGCCCCTAACGATCACATGGAGTTAGGCTCGCACTCTGAATTCCTGGGCGTTATGAGTCGCACAGAGATGCTTTCGACGTTCTTTGTGCATGACGGCGGGGAAACGAGCAAGTGGCGGCTTAAAGGCCACGCTGAAGGTGAATTCTGGCAGTGGATGGCATCATGGGCGGTAATGATTCGCAAGCCCTCAGATTTGGGCTACAGCGATGAAGGTTTTGAGTTGCCCCCGCTAGAAATGCATGAACATATAACAGACGTTGACGAGCCAACAGAGGGGTTTTTGTTTGCAATGGAAGCATCGACACTGGCAGATCGGATTAAAGCCAGGCGCTCTACTGTCGATGAAAGGGTTGCTGAAGCAGTCAAAATCATTAACGAAAAAGCTGGTGAGCCGTGGATTATCTGGTGCAATTTAAACGATGAGCAATCAGCACTAGAGAAAGCACTAGGCGATAGGGTTTTATCAGTGCATGGGTCACTCACCCCCGACGAAAAAGAATGGCGCATTGTTAAATGGCTGGATGGTGATAAGCCTTACTTTTTAAGCAAGCCTTCAGTAGCAGGCTTTGGCCTCAACTTTCAAAGATGCAACAACATGATTTTTGTGGGGATTTCTGACAGTTACGAGGCATTTTATCAAGCCGTTCGCCGTTGCTGGAGATTTGGCCAAACTAAACCTGTTAATTGCCATATCGTGGCGGCAGAAACAGAGGGCGCGGTACTCTCAAACATTAAACGAAAGGAAGTCGATGCAACAAAGATGGCTGAGAATATGGTTAAGCACATGGCTGATATAAATATCAGGGCATTGCGCGGCGCTGCCACAAGAAAAAATACGGCATATGAACCAAAAATAGAAATGATTCTTCCAAAGTGGCTGTAATTTAAAACAAATAAGGGGATTAAAAATGAATGTATTAAACCAGATGATTAAAGACCGTTACGCTGTTTACCATGCTGATTGTGTTGATGTGATTAAAACATTGCCAGAAAATTCGATTGATTTCACGATTTATTCCCCTCCTTTTGAATCTTTGTATGTGTTCTCAGATTCAGATAGGGATATGGGCAATAATGCATCGAGAGATCAATTCTGGGCGCATTACAAATATATGATTCATGAAAATTTTAGGGTAACAAAACCTGGGCGATTGGTGGCCGTACATTGCATGAACCTACCCACATCAAAAGAGCGCGATGGGTTTATTGGGATTAAGGATTTCAGAGGCGATATTATTCGTGCCCATCAAGAGGTTGGCTATATTTATCACTCAGAAGTGTGCATATGGAAATGCCCCGTGGTGGCTGTAACGCGCACAAAAGCATTAGGGTTGCTGCATAAGCAACTGAAGAAAGATTCAGCCATGAGCCGTCAGGGCATTGCTGATTATTTGGTTGTAATGCGTAAGCCCGGAGAAAACCCTGAGCCAATTACCAATACAAATGAAACGTTTCCTGTTAATCTTTGGCAGCAATATGCAAGCCCTGTATGGATGGATATAGATCAATCGGATACACTGCAATATCGGAGCGCAAGAGAACATAACGACGAACGCCATATTTCACCTTTACAATTAGAAGTAATACGCCGGGCAATGAAATTATGGACAAATGAAAATGATGTTGTTTTCAGCCCATTTACAGGCATCGGATCAGAGGGATTTGTCGCAATTGAGCAAGGGCGCAGGTTTATCGGCGCTGAATTAAAAGAGTCGTATTTCGGGCAGGCTGTTAAGAATTTAGATGCAGCATTGGCCGAACAGGGTACATTATTCGGCGCAGCTTAAGGAGATAAAGAATGACAGCACTATTTGTTGTAATTATTCAAGATAGACATACAGACGTTGATGCCGAAGTGTTTAATACATCGGAGGCAGCAATTGCTTATGCAAAAAAGTCGGTTGAACAATATTGCAGGCACAAAGAGGATATTGAGGAAGGCTTGAACGAGGAAATGATTCGGGGTGGATGGGTTTATTATTGTCGCTATTCGTGTGAGAGCGATTGCGTTTATGTAATGAAAAAGATGCTTAACCCAGCCCTGCCAGAGTGATTAATTGACAGCCCATTGCGGGCGGTGTAGAACGTAGGGAGAAGTAAGGCGGGGCTAGACGAGAGTGACGATCTCAGACAGCCCCTAACACGACCCACAGGATAAGAAGAGGATGGATCATGCTTTCCAGAGAATACCCGAATTACGCCAAAAATTCCACCAATGCATATGAAGCGTTTTCAAAGACATTAAATAATAACAAGTCTTTGTGCTGGTTCTTCCTGCTTCTTACCATCTGCTGTGTGATTGGCACGTACTACGCTTCCTACATTTATCTTACCCTTTCGCTTGAAACAGCAGAGCCTAATATTATGGCTAGGGATGCGGCAAAGATTCTAGCCGTGGCCGTTATGTGTGCAAGCGCCCTACTCTTCATTATCAGGCCATTCATAAAAGGCCGGTGGTTCACTATTCTTACTGTCGCTATCGTTTCTTATGAAATATTAACGATGGGTACAAATCAGTATGTGGCCTTTAAAGATTCCTCGCGCCCTCAATTAAACAATACAGCACAAATAAAAAACATTGAGAACGAAATATCTCAATTGGAAAAAGATGCCGACTCTCTAAGAATAAATGGGGAAAATGAGGGTCAAAGTAAATATCTGGTTTCCAGGGAGCGTGGCGGAAAATTGCTTTCTCAAGCGTCAGAAAAAAGTAGGCTGGCATCAAAAAAGAGAGATGAATTGGGCTTGCTAATAGCCAATCAAAAGACAACGTTTGGAACAGTTATTCCTGATTGGGTATTAGAGATTAAATGCGCCCTACGCTCTTTTATTTTGCCTGGGATAATCGCGTTGTGCTTTTATATGCTGGGCATATTCCTGTATACCCTTTCGAAGAAAGTTGGGATTATTCCTAATGAGATAAAGCCTGATGGTTCCGACCCAAAAGGAAAGAAATCAAATAGTACAAAAGATGAATTAAATTTGCCAAAGTTTGAAGTTCAGGCTGAAGCGCAACCCTCTCCTGTTAAAGCTGAAGCAAGTACGCAAACGATTGATGCAGGTACAGTCCCGCTAGAGGTACAAACCGCCCCCAGCGTACCGATAAGAGTACAAAAAAACTACCTTACGCCCCTTGATAACAAAGGCGATGCGCGGATTGAGTACAGGAAAAAGATAGGCCGGGGGAGTACGCGCAAGAGGGCTAAGGGAACGGCTGACACTGACGTTAAAAAAGGTAAGAATCTCAGGTACAGGATGATCGTTGCAAAGGTGAAGAAGGGGGAGGTAGCGCCAACGAGAAGGGCGATTAAGGCAGCGGCAAAATGCGCTCAATCAACAGCCGAAACATATTTAGAGGCGATGCACAAAGAGGGTATTCTGATTCAAAACGAGAACGGCAGCTATAAACTAGCGCCGAAGAAATTCACGCCTAAAATTGTTAAATCAGCTTAGGGCTATTACGGATATTCAGTTAATATAAACCGCCGATAAAAGGCAAAGGAGAATTAAAATGAACATCACACAAATAAACGGTACTGTAACAATCAACGGCAAAACATACACCGGGAACAATATTAGAATAGTAAACGGCGAAGTGCTTATTGATGACAACAGCAATGGCACAATTGAAGAAAAAACCATTAACGTTACCGTAACAGGCAATTGCCAGTCGGTTGATAATACATCGGGTGATGTAACGATTAACGGCGATGCTGGAAGCGTTAAAACAGTTTCTGGTGATGTGCGGTGCGGTGGCGAAGTGAAGGGTAATGTAGGCACTGTAAGCGGCGATGTTGAATGCGGCAAGGTTTATGGCTCAGTTAATACAGTTTCTGGTGATGTTAAAGGAAGGGGTTAATAATGAGCGAGCCGAAATTCACGAAAGCGCCTTGGCTGTTAGCCAATGATGGTAGCCCATTTGTTTATGCGTTAAATGAGGAAGGGAATCAAAACAGATTTTGGTTACACATAGCCAGAGGATTTGTTAAAAACGAAAGTTGGGAAGATGCCAGAGTTGCTTCAGATGAAGTTTTAGCCAACGCCCATCTAATATCAGCCGCGCCTGATTTGTACGAAGCTTTATCTGAAGTCGATGAGATATTCAATGAAAGCTGGTATACAGACAAACAATTGGTAATGAAAATTAAAGCAGCACTAAAGAAAGCTAGGGGAGAGTGATGCTATCAACGCTAATCAAGCAGATTTTCTGCAAGCACGAAACAAAATTTGTTAGGAATATTTACGGCGATGAAATCCTTCAGCATGACGGGAATCGGAGCATGTGGATTTGTATTCATTGCTCTAAGCCGAGTTATCAGCCTGGGTTAAAATTGGAGGCAAGCAATGAAAATACGACAGCTTAACTGGAAGGAAAGCAACGGGGATTTTGTTGCCAAAGCTTTCTTTGGGGAGTATCAAATATATAAAGGCTTTAATGGAATTGGTGCTGTTTGGCATTTTGGCGATACTGTTACGAGCATTCACCCAGGTATATTTTTTACGCCAGAGCAGGCTAAAAATGCCTGTCAGATAGACTTTGGAAATATAGTTTTAAGTTACATTGAAGATTTAATTGAAATTCAAAGTCGTGAACTCTCGCATCAGCGTTACGAAAAGTTACGCAAGCTAAATCCGAGGCAGTTTCAGGAATTGTGGAGTAAAAACATTGAAACCGGCATCGGGGTTGATGATCTTGTTGATGCACTGGAGGCTTGAATGTCATTAGCATTTGAAGCAATGGTTTTCGCAAGAGAGCAGATTGGGGACGTTAAATGACACTCGAAGAAGCGTTGAAAATAGCAGAGCAGTCGGAAAATAGCGTCTTGCCGAGAGGTCAGGCTTTGCAGGTTTTGGCTGCGGCATTCAAAGGCAGAAATACAGTAGATTACGCTGCATGGCGCTTAACCTTTCAATCAAGCGAGGCGGCGGCGCAATCTGCGTTCGATCAGGTGACTGAATTATTCAACAAATGTTTTGCATTAAGCGGGATGCTTGAGGTGCGAGAGTTGGAGATTGAGGAATTAAAAGCTCAACTGGAGAAATTCAAGTCTCCCAGAGATTCGGATAAGCCATGACCCGCGAAGAAAGCCTGCAAGCAAAATTGGACGCAATGCCAACGGGCGAAATGCTGCCTTATCCCGAATATAAGCCAGAGGATGGGAAACTCTACCTTGTGAAGATCAACGACGATGGCAGGTTAATGTGGGCGCTGAAGCCGTTCCTGAATCGCTTCAGCAGTTCGTGGAGTGGCGGCAAGGGTAAGGTTATCGGGTTTGCTGAGATTAAGGGGTAATTATAAAATGAGCGGCTATTTATTTTTTCAAGACACATCAAGCGAAGAAGTTAATCAATTATTAAAGATTTTGGAGAGTGCCGGACATAGCTATCACCACACAGGCGATTGGGGAAATGATAGATGGGCGGATTATAAAGAGCCTGCTTATGACAAGCAGATTGAAGATCAGGCAAAAGTTATTGCTGATGTTATCGCCGCTAAAGATGCTGAAATTGAAATGTTAAGAGATAAGATTTATAAATTTGTAGAATGGATTGAAGGCAATGCCCCGGCGTTATGGCAGGAAGGTTTGTGGAGTGCATTTAATGAGGGAGATAAAAAATGACAATCCTGCTAACAATCCTGCTTATTTCATTGTGCTGCAACCTGCTTCAAAGCGTTTGGTTGCGCTGTGAGAGAATCAAGAATACCTCCCTGGTAAACATGGTGCAGGGGCTGCTAATAGAAGCTGCTGGCACGACGCAAATAGATAGCAACACCTTCAGGCTGTTCGCTTGGAAACGACCGCACCACAAGGCGGCTATTGAGCTATTGATTGAAGAGGGGCGGGTAAAAGAGCCGTGCATTGGCAATGGCAGCGCGTCAGGGAAGTTATCAGTTGCATGAGCGAATCAGCATTTTGGGTATTCGTGGCGTTCATTTTCGCGCTAACGTATATCTTACAGTCTCCCGACCTTCCAAAGCCTCAGCAGGAGGCTAGAAAGGCCGTTAGGAAGCATGAAGCAATGACTGGCAAAGTGGAGCGCGTAACTGATGGCGATACAGTAAGAATTAACGGCAAGGCCATAAGGCTTGGTTATATTGATAGTCCAGAAATGAAGCAGAAGGGCGGCGTAGAGTCGAAGGCGAACTTAGAGAAGATATGTAAGCCTGGGATGGTGGCTAAGGTTACGGTGCTTAATAGAGATTCACGATACGACCGGCTCAACGGGCTGGTGCAGATAGGGGGTATTGATTTATCGACGTATCAAGTAAAAAGCGGCTGGGCATGGGTATACCCGAACTATAACAAGAACCC